ATGAATGAGTTGGGCGCCCATTCAGGTTTACCTATTGCCTCCTTTGTCAGTTCGGCATACTTTGCAATAGCCTCGATGATGAATGCCTGCATGAGCACACCCTGCTTTGAGTGCGTCATGAGATCGGTGACCAACTCGATGTTGGTCTTGCGTTTAGCTTTCATTGCTTTCTCCTTGGTTAAAAACTAGATTCGGCGTACACGACTCGCCCTTGCTTCATGTGTTCGAGAATCGGTGCGCTGATGGATGCATCGAACAAGCGTAGGTCACGCTTGTACAGGCGCACAGTTGTATTGTTAAAGTCCTCTTTGGTTCCTCCTCTTTTGTCATAAAGCACACAAAATATGTCGTGCAAGTCCCAGTCACTACGTGTGTATGCGACTTGCTTCCACCTTGGGTTTTTGTCATAGCGTGAGCCGACGTATGCATCGGCGGGCTTTGTAGTAACGGCACGAGGCACGCTTAGTATGTTGATGTCTAGTCCCATGCTTACTCTCCTTTGCTTTCTGTGATGGTGTAACCCTTGAGCATGGCTAACTGCTCCAATGCAGGGAAGCAAGCCATGTAGGTTTCTTCGTTATCGAACTGCGCTACTACGTGAGCGCCAGCCTTAGCTTCAAAGTAGACTGTGATGCGTGGTGTTTCTTCTTCGTACAGATCAACGCAGTCACCCACATCACGCACTTCGATGATGGTTTGGCGTTCGCCGTTCGCCCAGAAATGCACAGGCATATCTTGCGGCATCTCACTCAGGGCTTGGATTAGTTCAGCTACTTTCATTTACTTACTCCTTGATGTGAACATTTCCAACGACATGGCTTCGCGTGAGAACACAGTGCCTGCGCTGTTGTAGAAGTTGATACATATCTGCGGGGTTACACATGAGTCATCGATAAACGCCTCGATGTAGCCGTGAGCTTTGCCGACATTGATGACGGCACTCTTGACCTCGTTGTCAAGCATGGTTACTGATAACTTCATTTGATTACTCCTCTACAGTTACAAAACGACTTACGTCCCAGCGACCAGCGCTTACACGAGGCGAGTTGCCCGTGAGGTGATACACAGTTTCTTTGTTGGCGGTGACCTCCCCTTTGCTTTTGCCTCGGGTGTTGACAAGCCTCATGCCCATCGGCTGTATGGCTTCTACGACTTCATAGATTGCGCCTTCTTCGAGGCAGTCGTAGGTGTTGCTTGCGTCTATACATTTAACTCTCATTTTTGCTCTCCTATAACTTGCAGGCACTATCAGGATGGTCAACGGCATTGCCCAAGCGCCATTGACAGGGGGAAATGGAAGAGATCGGGGACTGAGTCCCCAATCCAAAGGGAATCCCACGGGGAATTCCCACAAAAAAGCTGAAATTGGTTGTCACAAGACGCCAGACCAAGTCGCAGGTATGTGCTCAGTGTCAGTCAGTCGATTGATTACTTTCAGAGCTTCACGCATACGCTCCAGCGTTGCCTGCCCAACCTCAGTTGAGTTCATCTCTTGCTTGCGCTCAAGGGTTTCTATCTCTTTGCGTGTGCGTGCAAGCAGCTTGTCTCTTGCCTTTGCGTTCTGCTCAGGCGTTGTCAGGCGCTGGAAGGGTACTTTGCGTTTAGCCCTTGTCTTGTGTGGTATTGCCTCAAACGCCAAGGCAATGCGGGTTTTAATCTTGTCAGGCACCCAGTCTGTCCAATGCTCGCCATTGTTGGGCAAGCCTTTCTCTAAGGCGATCTGTATGGGCGTTGCATCTAGTGCCGACAGGGGTTGCGCGAACCTACTCAATAATGTCTCCAATACCAAGATGTACGCATCGAACGCTTCGACTCGTGCCTCATCGTCTAGATCGTATGCACGCCCAACCTTGGCATTATTGAGCTCGTAGCGCAGGGGTTTGAGCACCTTGTCCCACTCGGCTTTGCGTTGGGTTCGTGTGATCTTGTCGACACGCTGTGCTTCCTTCGCCTCTGCTACGGCTGTTTTAATTGCATCCATTTCCGCTGGGTGTATGCGTTCCTTCAATAATCTTTGGTGAAGATCGTTGGGTTTGAGTTTAATGTATGCTTTGTGCATGAGATTATTGAACCTCGTATGTGTGAAATGTTAAAAAAGGAGTGATTAAATAGTTTTGCCATGCGATGCGCCAAGCAGGACACCGCATGAATGCTAGTATACAGCGAAATGTGGCAGGGTATCTATGTATTTTCCAAAAGGGCAACGCCAAGCAAAGAAAGAAAGTGGCTTGCTTCTGAAAATGTACGCACCCCCTAGAAAAGACTCCCATATATATACGTAATAATAAAAAGATATATATATAGCCAGATTTTGCTGGAACGCTAGTGTTCATGCGGTGTTGCAGGTGGTGCAACAAGTGGCAAAGTTCTTTAATCTCCGCCATCGGTATTTTACAGCACCTATGGTCTTCAATAATCTCAGATAATTGAAGATCGGGGACTGAGTCCCTGTTCAAAGGTTCAGAGTAAGCTGCCTCATGCCACGACTCCACTCTTCAAAGGCTTTGCGTGACTCGAATACAACGCCACGCTTCTCGGGTGCACGCTTACGGAACACATGGATGTGGTGCTGTGATCCATAGCTGATGGTTTGGTAGTGGTAGTCGATGCCACCACGTGTGATTGTGCCTATCTCCTTGATGATTGGCTGGATTAGATTGCGCATGGTTACTCTCCTGTGATGATGAGCATAAGTTGAAAGCCGAGCAAGAAAGATCCGCCAAGCGTGAGCAATGCCCACAGAGGGGCAACGCCGTACTCGTTCATGCCGTTGAAGCCCACGACGATGGATGTGACAAGTGTGAGTGAACACACTATGTGCGAGATGACTTCTGTTGGTTTCATGGTTGACTCCTCTTATCGAATGATGATGGACATGGGGCGTTTGTTACGGCACGCCTCACGATATGCGTGGAACATGATTTGTTTGATGAGATTAAGTTTGCTTTTGCTCATGATGAACTCCTTGAGATTATTGATTGGACATGAAATGAAACAACGCAAGAGCCCCGCCCTTGCGTTGATCGGGAGAAAGGGGACTGAGTCCCCGTTGTGATTATTCAAATGTGATGTTGGCACGCAGGGCAGTCAACAAAGCGTTGAACTGCTTGGAGTCAAGACCTGCATCAATAATCTTCTTGGTCATATCGCTGACCAGCTTGGGTGATACTTCAACGGCATCATTAGACTCAGCGCCACAGATGAATGTGATTGTGCGACCAAGAGCCTTACGGCACGCTTCGTATGCGCTGGCTTCTGAGTTTAAGACTTTCTCGCCAGTCTTTTTGCCTGCACCTGCAACAAGCTTCACATCGTAGACACTAGAGAACTCAGGCAACAAGATCGCACGCACGCTGTCACGTGACTTACGACCGAGTTGCTTCTTGAGCGCAACACGTGCAAGGTCTGCTTTCGCAGATGCGTCTCCCTCTTTCTTGATGAGAACGACTTGGGACTTGATAGATACTGACATGGTAACTCTCCTTGAGTTGAATGGGGACTCAGTCCCCGTTGGTTGTTGTGTCTCCGAGGGCGATCTCCCTCATTGACAACTCTAGTTTACAAAGTATGGGGGAAAATAAACTTACCTAAAGTCTGCAGAGTTGGCTGTGGCGTTGACCCCACCCTACCCCCACCACCCCGTTTTGGGGCATGCCGATGGATAGGACATAAACACTGTTCCACACCCGCAATCCAAATTTTCAAAAAACAGGATTCAAATACCCACATTACGATCCCCCACCCCCCTAAAAATTTTAAAAAATTCCCAAGGATCAATGTCAAAGGTTGGACATTACAATATAAAAAAAGCCCCGAACCTTGCGACTCGGGGCGAAGATGGCAACTCAACAACCATCAAGGAGAAGCAATGACTTGCGCCATCACCGGAAATAAGTGTACACTAACACCAACGAGGCCACAAGTGCGACGCCAGCACTAACCCTACGCAATGCTAGAACATTTAATTAACGGCGAGTTTCATCCAGAGGTGGTAGACGCCACTGCGGAAGTGTTGTCTTTTGAAAAGGCAGATCCAACTACGACCATCGACGCCAAAGTAAAGACGGCTCAATGGCTCAAAGACCTAGAGCTTGAAGACGAAGAGATTGAATCTAAAGCAGAACAAGAATCTGCCCGTAAATCTTTTGCAAGTCTCGTGTCAGGTCAACCTGTTGGTAATACGCAACAAGCGCTAGCTAATTTAAAAACCCCTGCTGCAGTGCAGCATTTGGTCGGGATGCTGACAGCATACGATTGGGCGTTTGTCGAGCAAGCCAAGGAACTCAGGGGCTATGCAGTAGCACAAATTCTAGAAGAAGTCAAGCACCCCGACGCCCGTATACGCCTGAAAGCACTTGACATGCTCGGTAAGGTCACCGAAGTGGCGCTGTTTACTGAACGAATTGAGGTCAAGAAAACCCAGATGTCTGACGTGGAGCTTGAGACGCGCATTAAAGAAAAGCTCAACAGGTTCATGGGCGTGATTGACGTTGTGGACGTTGCAGAAGATAAAGATGAAGCCTGAGAACTTCACAACGCTCAGCAAGCTTGAGCTAGAAGCCATGGCCAAGGCGTTGCCGCACATGAGCGTCAAAGAAAAGATGGAGTTGTACGAAGACTTAGAGCTTCGGGAGTCCCGCGCTAGACTACAGGCAGCTAAAACAAACATGCTGGGCTTCGCCCAAGCGGTATATCCGGGCTTTAAGATCGGCCCACACCACAGAAAACTGGCAAAAATCTTCACCGACGTGGTCGAGGGCAGGAAAAAACGCGTGATTATTAACATCGCGCCCCGTATGGGTAAGTCTGAATTCTCCTCTTACCTGTTCCCTGCGTACTTCCTAGGTAAATACCCCGAGAAAAAGATCATCATGGGCACGCACACTGCGGGTTTGTCTGAAGACTTTGGGCGGCGCATACGTAACTTGATTGATTCTGATGAATACAGAGAAGTTTTTCACAACACAATGGTGGCAGACGATCAAAAGGCTGCCGGTAAGTGGTCTACAAGCGCTGGCGGTCAGTACTATGCTGCTGGTGTCGGGGGCGCTCTTGCTGGTCGTGGTGCTGATTTGTTCGTTATTGACGATCCTCACTCGGAACAGGACGTAAAGTCTAACTCTAGACTCGCGTTTGATACGGCTTGGTCTTGGTTCCAGACGGGCCCGCTGCAGCGTTTGATGCCGGGTGGTGGGATTATCATTGTGATGACCCGTTGGTCGCTCCTAGACCTGACTGGGCGCCTGATTGACTACCAAACAAAGAACCCAGAGGCTATCCCTTGGGAAATCGTGGAGTTACCGGCTATCTTGAACGACGGGGAAGAAGACGAGAAGTCTCTGTGGCCAGAGCAGTGGTCGCTTGAAGCGTTGAAATCTACCAAGGCCAGTATTGATCCACGTTACTGGAACGCGCAGTACATGCAGCAGCCTACATCGGAGAACTCAGCCATCGTGAGCCGTAAGATGTGGCGTATTTGGGAACCGGATGACCCGCCAAAGTGCGAATACATCATCCAGTCTTGGGAT